TTACTGAATTATCATTAAAAGATATGACCAATTTAATTCGTAATTATGATAATCGTCATGGACTGTTAGATCCATAGAAAATATGAATATTTAAATAAAAAAAGTAATAAAGGAAAAATAAAATGAAACCTCAACCTGCACCAATACCTTTGTATAAACCAGATGATCCACCATGTCCGTTATATAAACCAAATTCATATCCATTTTAAATGTATAATATAATTATTTCGATGGCTATGTTATTTTTTACAATAGCTGTTTTGATACACATTCTTATAATAGTAAGTCGTTAAGGAGATTTAAAATGTCAGATAATAAAAAAGAAAATTTAAATGAAAACATTCAACTTTTAGAGGAATTGGTGAGAAAAGCTTATGAACTAATCTCACCAATTCCATTTGATTATGAGTTAAAATGGTTAATGAAGCAAGATCATAGAAATGCATTATTTGAGAAAAATCCAAAATGTTTTTTGAAGCTCAAACGAATGGGGAGAAGTGATTTATACGAAGTTCCTTTTTTTCCAGTTTGTAATAGAGCCGGAATGATTGATCCTCAGATGATCGATTTATCATTGAAAATGGTTGATCAAGTAGCAGGTAATGACAGAGTTGATCAAGATTCATTAGTTGTAGTGGCTCAAAAATTGAAAGCTCTTAAAAGTAAATTTTCTAAAGAACTTCCAAGAACTAATGAGATGGGAGCTAAGAAAGCTCAAGTAACAAAATTTCTGAATAGAGTTAAAAACAAATACAGAAAATAATTTTTTTGGAGATATAAATGCTGAAATTTTTAGATATGGACAAGTTTTCTAGGGGTTTGACTCCAGTTTCAACACCTGATCTTTTTTCACGTCCAAACGAATTCCATCCCGATGGTCTCTATAGTGAACGAATTTTTGGAAATCTCGAATCTCCAGAACGAACAGATACATATTCTTATATTGATTTATATACAAAAATAATTCATCCTAGTGCTCTGAAAATAATACTTCAATTAAACAGAAAGATTGATTTATTTTTATCAGCATCTGAAACCTTTAATATTGATACAAAAGGTAATTTAATATTAGATCCAGATGGTTTTACAGGATTGTCGAAGTTTATTGAAATTTTTCCGAGAATTAAATTTCGTGGTGAAACAGCAACACGAGAAAAATTTATTAATTTATTAAAACAATCATATGATGATGGTATATTATTTATTGATAAAATTCCTGTAATACCACCAAATTTTAGACCGGCATATCAAGATGAAGATAAAATCAATGATGTATACCAATCAGTATTAAGAAAAGCAATTCAAGTACGAAGTTCTGGACGGTCAGGGGTTCTATTTGATTTATTGAGTTATGGTTTACAATTAGCTGTTAACGAACATGATAAATATGTAAGAACTAAAGTTGAAAAGAAAAATGGTTTGATTCGAAATCAAATGTTGGGAAAACGTATTGATTTTTCTGGACGTGCTGTTATTACTCCTGGACCAGATTTAAAGATAAATGAGGTCGGTGTGCCATTCAGAATTGCAGTTAATTTATTTGAACCATTTGTTATTCATAGGTTATTATATTCAGGTAAAGTTAATAAGAATGAATTAGAAACTGAAATTAAAAAATATACTAAAATTGATTTATCGGTAGATAGTGTTCGTAAAGTAATCAAGTCGATTAAAGCAGGTGATAAGTTACCACCAAAACTTTATAAAATATTTTGGGATGCAACTGAAGTTGCAATGAAAGATCGGATTGTTATATGCAAACGAGATCCAGTGCTTCATGCCGAATCTGTTCGTGGATTTTATCCTAAATTGAGAGATGGTGATACACTTCAAATTTGTGCTTTACAGGTTGGTGGATTTAATGCTGATTTCGATGGTGATCAAATGGCAATATATACTCCACTGACTGATGATGCACAAGAAGAAGTAAAAAATCGTATGATGGGGCTTGAGTCTTCTGAATCATCTGATTCATTAGTATTTTCACTCAGCAAAGAAATGTATGTTGGATTATATATAATGACAAAAGATAAGGGGTATTCACGTTCCCCAATCTCAGTCACGGAGAAGGATCTTGAGAAAGCAACAGATCCATATATTCCAGTTAGATATCGTGGTCATAATACAACAATGGGAAAAGCAATTGTGAATAGTGCTTTACCGGCTAACTTTCCATTTGTTGAAGGTGTTGTTGATAAAAAAGTTATAAATAAAGTAATAACACAAATGGTTAAAAAATATGACCAAAAAACTGTGAATGAATCTGTATCTAAATTAAGTCATATAGGATTTAAATTTGGAACAATTATGGCTCCTAATATTTCTCTTGATGATGTTGATGTTTCTGATGAAATTAATGATTTGAAAGAAAAATTAAAAGATGCCGATACTGAAACAGCAGATGCCATCATCAAAGAAATGGCAGTAATTATTGAAAAACATCTTGAAGGTACGGGTTTGTATGATTTGATTAAGTCTGGTGCTGGTAAAGGGTGGACACAACCCATTCAGATTCTTGGGGCTAAAGGTGTTGTTACCGACACTCAGGGAAATATTTTAGAACCTGTTAAAAGCTCATTTGCAGATGGTTTAACAACTAAAGAGTTTTTTAGGGTTTCACCTGGAGCTAGAAAAGGTTTAGCCGATCGAGTTTTGAATACTGCAACAACGGGATATATGAGTCGTAAATTATCATATGTTTTAAATCCTGTTGAAGCAGATTTATATAAGAAAGATTGTGGTACGGATAGAACATTAACTCTGAAATTGGATAATGATTTAATTAGAAGATTGACGGGTCGAAACATAATCGAAAAAGGTAAAGTTATAAAATTCGATCCAAATAAGAATACTGCCGGAAGTGTAATTCATTTAAGAACACCAATCTATTGTACTTCTCCAAAGGTTTGTCATACTTGTTATGGAGATTTATTAAGTAGACATAGAACTCCATTTATTGGCATTTTAGCAGCACAGATTTTAGGAGAGGTTAATACTCAGGCTATCATGAGATGTTCAGATGGATTAGTTCATTATAATAATAAATTAATTCCATTTATAGATTTATTTAATATTATAACTGGAGAATGTGATAAAAATGATATTGAAACAAAATATTTTGAAGATTATATTAAAGGAAAAGATGGATTAGTTAAAACAATATCAATTCAAAAACATTTACCAAATGATAAAATGTTATTTATTTCAACTGAAAGTGGACATAGTTTAATATGTCAGTCTAATCATCCATTATTAATTAAAAAGAATCCTATTCATATAAAATATGAAAATAAAGATTGTAGATTAATTGGAGATAATGAATATACTGAATATAAAAGTACAAGAAAATTATTTGAAACCGATCAAGAGTTAGAAGAAATTATAGCTAATAATTTGAATATTAATGATGCCATGTGGATTGATAATTTCGATATAATAAATAATAATGAGAGTATTGTACCAGAGTTGACAGGTTATATGTGTGGTATTTATTGTGCTGAAGGAAATAAAATATGGTCTGATAGAAAAACAAAAGGTGATTTTATTACACAATTAACAAACGGCCCTATTAAAGAAAAAATGATTAAAGAATCTGAATTTAATTATGAAAAAATTAAGACAACTGAAAAAGGTATATGGTTATGGGATAATGATCAAAAAATTAATAAAATAGTATTGGGTGATTATGCATGGACTAAAAGATTAATTAGTGATTTTATTAATTATGATAAAAAATGGCTTAATGATTTCATAGCTGGATGGATTGATGGTGATGGAACTGTTTTTACAAATTCAAGCACTTGTTGTAGAATATATACAACATCATATTATTTGGCTCAACAATTGAAAATGATATGTTTAAAATTGGGATATAAATGTAATATATGTTGTACTCCACCCAATGAAAAATATAAAAGATTAAGAATACAATTTCAATGTGATATAAGATTTATTGAAAAACCAAGTATTAAATCTGTTAAATTAATAAATCATAATCAAATGGTATTATCAACAGTTAAAATAAATAAAGTTATTAAAGGTTTTGATAAAATAACAATCGTAAAAGAAATAGATTGGAAATATCCTGTTTATGATATAAAAACTAATACTGGTGAATTCATGTTGAGTTGTGTTCAAAATCATAATAGTTTCCATACTGGTGGTGTTGTTAAAGTAAAAAAGAAGGATATTTTGGCTGATGTGATTAGTAATGATCCATTGATTCCTTTTGGAAAAGAAGGACTATCAAAATATTTATATCAATCAGAAAACATATTAACAATTAAAAAAGATTGTGTTTTAACTATTGATTTGGCCGACTACAATTTGGATGATACAATATCGTTTAATAGAGAAGATAATACAATTTGGGTTAAGAATTTAATTTCTAAAATAGATTGTGGTGAATTGGAATTTAATATAATTTTAGATTATCCGGTAATATTACACATTCAAAATATGGAACGAATTGGAAGTCAATTTATTAAATTAAAATATTCTGCAAATAATCCAATTTTAGAAGTTTCAATGGAAGTTGAAGATATTAAAAAACAAGTTGGTTTTGTTGAAAGATTGATGAGTGGAAAAGAAATATTTAAAGATGTTGATCATTTTTTATTGAAATTATATAGAGCATTTCGTGATGTTTCAGGAATGGATTTGATTCATCTTGAGATACTAATATCAAATGTATTGAGAAATAAAAGTGATCTTTCGAAACCGGCAAGATTGGGATCTTGGAATCCTGTGTTAATTAACATGAAGGATATAGTATTCAGATCTGGCTTTGTTCAAGGATTGGCATTTGAAAATATTGGAAAATCAATTAATACAGGTTTAATTTCAGATGTTTATGACGAACCATCAATACTTGAAAGAGTTCTTACAGGGACGATAGTAGAGGAAAAGAAGAAATGATAAAATTTGATAGTCTAAGACTATATACACAAGTTGCTGATGGAATTATTTACACTCCAAAAGCAGCAGAGCCATATATTTTAACTTATTTCTCTGAGAATAGTTTGTTGGTTGATGATTATCCTAAATTGAACATTAGAAAAATGGATGCTAGAATTGTAGTTACTCCGGTTACAAAAGTTCCAAGAACTCGACTACAATCAGATACAATTAAACTTTTTAAACAACATGGATTAATGGCTATATCTCAAAAAATGAGAGTGCCAAAAGGTAGAAGTTTTATTTTTGATATGTCTGATTATTTAAATAAAATTGATATGATGTATAAACCTGTTAATTATCGAATGAGGGTTGGAACATTAATAAAAAGTTCATTAAATTCAATGTTGGCAAATTATCCACCCAATTATAAAAGAGTTTTATTATACTCAATTGATTTAACGAAAGATTTAAAATCTTTTATAAATAGAAAATTTTTTCCTGTTCTTCAAATGATGAAGGATGGTGTATTACCTTTTGATCATATTGTGTTGGTTTTAATTGATGAGTCTCGGTCATATCACCGTTTAATTGTAAAGAATAAAAATGTTAATCTTAGTAGAATAATTCCTATTCTCAAAAGAATTTCAGCAATTAATGTTAAAGAAGAAATAGATGATGATTTAGAAAAAGCATCGAAAGATATTGTTGATAAAATGGCTGATAAAAAACTAGTTCGATCTGGAAATAAAACCAAAGTTAAAGATGCCGTTATTTCATATTTAAAACAGAATCCGAAAAAGCTTGAGAAAATTTTATCAAATGATGTTTCTCATGATGATATGGTTGATGTAGCAACATCATCAATATTACAACAAGCCAGTGGAAATGCTGCAAAAGCTGATAGAATAGTAAATTCAATTCCAAAAGATAAAAAAGAAACTGCTCTTAAAGCAGTTGATAAGAATTTTACAGATCAAATAATCACACCTGAGAAAACTTTGACCACATCAAACAGTGTGGTAGTTAGAGCAATGAACGTTCCTAATATGGTTGATAATAAATCACCAGAACATTTATTTAAAAAGAGAGCAATCGATTTTCAAATAAATTTAAAAAATGATATGGTAAATTCATTTAAAATATTGGAAAGTAAGGAAGTTCCTTTAAAAGTTGAATCTCTTAATATCATTGATAAAAAAACTAAAGCAGGTGAACTTGATAAATCTGATGAGAGTGTATTAAAAGTTAGATTGAAAGACGAGTTTGGAAATACCCACGATTTGAAAATAGAGTTACCAAAAATTGATCCGGTGTCGGGAACTTTTAGAATTAATGGACAAAAGAAATGTTTGGTTAATCAAATCATTTTATGTCCAATAACTTTTCCAAAACCATACGATTCTAAGTTTGAAAGTTCATATTCAAGCTTTCATATATGGAGCAAGAAAACTAAAAAATTAAATTATTTAGAAATCTATATTGCATCATATAAATTACCATACCTAATTTTATTGGCCTATAGTTTTGGGTTTGATAATGTTCTAAAAGAATATGGTATTAAATATAAATTGGTTCAGAAAAGACCAAAGAAAATTGAATATGGTGTAAAAATAGATTCTGAAAATTATATTGTATTTGAAAATGTTGATACCGATCTTAAAAAAGAGATTGTTAATTCATTTATAAGAACAAAAATCGATACTTATAAAATCAATAAACCTTTTGGAACTAATGAATATTTTAACGATTTAATAATCAAAATAACCGGTAAAATTAATTCAACATATAAAATTAGAACAAACCTTGAGAACATTGTTGATCCTGTGGCTCGACAGGTTTTGATGAACCAAGAGCTTCCAATTGAATTAGATAATATTATGAAATACATGTCACAAAAGGTTGTTGCTGGTTTTACACAAGCTAGAAATGATTTAACAAATCAAAGAATTAGAAATTCAGAGGTTCTTGTTCATTTGGCTCAAAAACAAATATTGGCAGCTTATACTAATTTTAAAGAACAAGTATTAGCCGGGAATAAAAGTGCCCAATTTCAAATTGTTCCGACGAAAGTTCTTTCTGATTTCATCAATTCTGAAATTGTTGTTAATATGGAATATGGTAATCCACTTGAAGAATTAGCAACGTTATCAAAAGTTTCACCTGTTGGTAAATCTATTGGTGGTATTCCTGGAAAAGAAGCAGTACAGATGGAAGCTAGAAATGTTCATGAAAGTTATTATGGTAATATTGATCCATTAGATACACCAGAGGGACCGAACATTGGTATTGCCCAACAGTTGACGGTTGATTCATATATAACATCTGCAAGAGGGTTGATAAGAGTTAAACCACATGACAATGCTGAAGCATCTGGTATATTGAGTACATCAACTGCTATGATTCCATTCATTGAAAATAATGAAGGTGCTCGAATCATAATGGCAGCAAACCAAGCACGACAAATATTACCATTAAAAAATCCAGAACCTCCAATTGTTCAAACAGGATATGAATCAATTTTAACAAGTGTTGTAACAGATAGTTTTATAAAGAAGGCTCCATGTCCAGGTAAAATTGTTGAAGTTACAACAGATCATATTTCAGTTCAGTGTAAAACCGGAAAAACCGACGTTGATATTAGTCCTGTTGCATTGAAATCTGGAAGTGGAAAAAATACATTGAGTACATTTAATCCAATTGTGAGAGTTGGTCAAGTTGTTAAACATAGAGAAATTATTGCCGAGGGTAGTTGTATTGATGGTGGTTCAATTGCATTGGGTAGAACACTAGCAGTAGGAATTCTTCCATATAAAGGGTTCAATTTTGAGGATGGTGTTGTTATTAACGAACGATTGGTTGATGATGGAAAATTAACATCATTACATTTGATCGAAGAAGATGTATTAATATCTGAAAAAGATCGATTGCTATTTATAAATAACTTAGGTGAAATGACAAATCGTGGTGAACCATTGTTGAGAAAGACAATTGGTGAAATTGAGGAATTGATTGGTTTTGAAGAAGATGATACTACAGACATCACAGCCGGACAATTTATTAAAAAGAGTCCAGGTGGTTTGATTGCTGATATTGATGTTTTCTCTAATACTGATCCTGAAAAATTTCCTCAGTTGAAAGATTTGATAAATCGAACCAATAAAAGATATGGTAAACCACCAAAGGAAAAATTTACAATACGTGGGAATACTATCGAAGGTGTGTTAATCAGATTTAAAGTTCAACAAGAATTGAAGATTAATCTTGGTGATAAACTTTGTAATCGATATGGAAATAAAGGTATTGTTTCACTAATTGAAAAAGATGAATTAATGCCTAGAACTCCTTGGGGTGAAAGATTAGATTTTGTTATTAATCCACTCGGTATATTAAACCGTATGAATATTGGTCAATTATATGAGATGTATTGTGGATTGGTTTCAAGAAAATTGTCACAGATGTTGGTAAAAAATAGAAACAAAAATGACTTTGTGGCTTTGGTTAAAAAGGTCATCCCATTACTCGACACATCGAAAAATCAAGAATATAGTACGAAGTTTATAAACAACTTATTGAAACTTAACGATGCTCAGTTCTTATTATTGTGGGAACAAATTAACAATAAAAAAGTTTTTCCGATTATCATTCCCCCATTTAAATCACCAAACTTTAAAATGATTGGTCAAGCTTTGAAATCATTGGATTTAAAAACTAAATATAAACTTTATTTGCCAGAATTTAATTGTTATACAAATTATGAGGTTCCGTTTGGGTATATGTATATTTATAAACTCGAACATATGGGAGATATGAAAATTCATAGTCGTAGCACTGGCCCAGTAACAGGAAAAGTATTACAACCTACGGCTGGAAAAGCAAGAGAGGGTGGTCAAAGATTGGGTGAACAAGAATCATTATCATTTATTTCATACGGAGCATTATTATCACTTCAAGAGTTCTTTGGGCCAATGTCGGATGATCATGTAACTAAAAATGAAATCATTTCTGACATTATACAAACTGGCCATGCTGAATATAGAGTTCCAAAAACAAACCCATCAAAGGACTTATTGAATTCATATTTTACTGCTCTTATGATTAATGGACAATAAAATAAATAAAGGATATTGAATAAATGAATTGTGAAATTTGTAATAGAGAATGTAAAAATTATTCCTCACTATCACAACATCTTAAAAAACATAATATATCACCAAATGAATATTATGATAAGTATTTAAAAAAAGAAAATGAAGGAATTTGTGGATGTGGAAAATATACAAAATTCCAAAGATTGTCAACGGGATATAGAAAATTTTGTAGTTATTATTGTGCTAGAAACTCCAAAGAAACGAAAGAAAAATTTAAAAATACATGTTTAGAAAAATATGATTCAATTTCTCCAATTCAAAATGAAAATATTAAGAATAAAAGAATTCAGAATAATATTAAGAAATTTGGAGTAGACTATATTCAACAAACTTATGAATTTAAAAGAAAAGTTGAAGAAACAAATTTAAAAAAATATGGAAATAAATGTTCTTTAATGAATGATGAAGTTCAAGAAAAAAGAAAAAATACAATGATTAGAAAACATGGAGTTGAAAATCCATTTGAAAATCATGATATATTGAATAAAAGAAAATTAACATATGTTAAAAAATATGATGTTGATAATCCAATGAAGAATTGTGAAATAAAAGATAAACAGAGAAAAACAGTATTTAATAAATATAATGTTGAATATTCATTTCATAATGAAAAAGCTAGAGAAAAAAATAAAAATAATTTTTTATTAAAATTAAATAAACAATTACAATATTTAAATCTTAAAATTAATGGAATATATAACAATAGTTTTGATGAATGTGAATGGGAATGTTTAATATGTCATTCAAAGTTTAATCAAACATGGCAGCACATACAAAAAGGGTTTAAATGTCTAACATGTTATCCTAGAAATCAAGGATATTCAAAATACGAAAAGGAAATATTGGAATTTGTAAATTCATTAAATTTAAAAACAATTGATAATGACCGATTTTTAATCAAACCTTTAGAATTAGATATTTATATACCATCTAAAAATCTAGCAATCGAATTTAATGGTTTATATTATCACTCTGAAAAGTTTAAAATAAATAAAAATTATCATTTAAATAAAACCGAAATATGTAATAAAAATAATATTAGAATTATTCATATATTTGAAGATGAATGGATATTTAAACAAGAAATTGTAAAATCAAGATTAAAACAAATATTAAGTGTTAATAACTCAAAAAGAATACATGCTCGTAAATGTATCATAAAAGAAATATCACCAAAAATTAAAAACAAATTTTTGGATTTGTTTCATATTCAAGGTTGTGATAGATCTAATATAAAGATTGGTGCATTTTATAATGATGAACTAGTTTCTGTTATGACATTTTCTCATGGTAATATTTCAAAAGGGTCGAAAAATATTGATGGTATATGGGAACTATCAAGATTCTGTTCAAATTATGATTATCATATTCCAGGAATTGCTTCTAAGTTATTTACATATTTTAAAAGAAATTATGAATGGAAAGAAATATTTTCGTATGCTGATAGGAGATGGAGCCAGGGAAATGTTTATTTTAAATTAGGATTTAAATTAGATTCAATAACAAAACCAAATTATTGGTATGTGAAAGGTTTAAATAGAATTCATCGATTTAACTTAAGAAAAAAATCAAACGATCCACAAGATATACCAGAATGGATTTTGAGATCTAAAGAAGGATATCATAGAATTTGGGATTGTGGACATTTGAAATTTGTATTTAAGAGGTTATAATGAAAATAATAGATGGACATATTTGCAATGGTAGAAGAAAAATAAAAGGATTGATTATTAAATATCCATCGACATTTTGTAGTCTATGCAACTGTGGATGGCTGAAGAACGAATAGATGCTTATAATCAGGAACTTTTAGAAAAATTAAATACAAAATAAGATAAATAATATTTATTAACCTTTAATAATTAGGATATATAAGATGGCTATAATATCATGTAGAATTGGTGGTAGATTAGGAAATAGTGGAATCTCTGGTTACTCAGGTGTTTCTGGTTATAGTGGAATCTCTGGTTATCATGGTATTTCAGGTTATAGTGGAATCTCTGGTTATTCAGGAATCTCTGGTTATAGTGGAATCTCTGGTTATCATGGTATTTCAGGTTATAGTGGTTTACCAGAAGAGGGAGCAGTTATCGGACCAGACACTTCAACTGAGAATGCTATTGCTAAATTTGGTGATACTACAGGAGAATTATTAATATCTAGTGGTGTTCTTATAGATGATTTTGATAATATAATAATGCCTGATGATTCTTGGATTGGTCTTGGAACTTCATTTGGTAGAATTGAATTTATTGATTCAACATCATCAGAAAAAACTAATGTTAATATATTGAATAGTAAAGTATATATAGATGGTAATGGTTATGAATCTACTGAAAAATTAGAAGTTGGTTATGGGCATTTTCGTATGAACCAAGAACCAGCACCTACTTATTGTGTAAATACTTTGAATCCTGCTGCTGGTAATTTAAACGGATATTATAGATATAGAATTACATTCGTAACAGAAGATGGTGAAACAGATGCATTGAATGTTACTCAGGCTAACGTACATCCAATAGATCAACAAGTTGATTTGACTGATATACCTACAGGTTCAGATAGAGTAATAGCTAGAAATATATATAGAACTAGTGCCAATCCACCGTGGCCAGGAAATTTTGTTGCAACAATACCGGATAATACAACAACGACATATACAGATAATATACCAGATGGTTCTTTAGGTGATGTTTTCCCAATTGTGAACACTACTGGTGGAATCATTTATATAAATGATAATAAAATAATTGAAGTAAATCAATCAAATACTAATATTGGGTTTGCTGCTGGTATTAATTCAACTGGTGTAAATACAACTGGTTTAGGTTTTGAGGTTTTAAAAAATAACTCAGGTTTTAACGTTGTGGCTGTTGGTGAGATTTCAGCAGAATCTAATGCTGGTGATTATGTTACGGCTGTTGGATACAGGGCTGCATATTATAATAAAGGTGATAAAATTGTTGGTGTAGGATATCAGGCTTCCTATCAAAATAGTGCAGCAAATTTTACAGCAATAGGATATGAGGCTGGATATTATAATATTGGTATTCAGTCATTATGTTTTGGATATAGAGCTGGATATCGAAACGACGGACATTATTCTACAATTGTTGGATCTGAAGCTGGATATTATAATGATGGTGGTAATGTTACATGTTTTGGATATAGAGCTGGTTATCAAAATGATGGTAATTATCTTACAGGTATTGGATATGAAGCTGGTAGGGATAATGATGGTGAACATGTTATTAGTATTGGATATGAATCAACAGAAGATAATGTTGGTGATTATGTAATAGGTATAGGAGATTTTACACTACAAAATAATACAGCAGCCGGTGTAGTAGCAATAGGATATCAAGCTGGACAAAATAATACCACGGCAAATCAATTCATTTTAAAACAAACAAACTTGAATGCAATACCATTAATCCAAGGTGATTTTGCTACAGGTAATATTGGTATTGGTTTAATTGATTCTGATACAAAATTAGAAATTCTTAGTGAAGATCCTCAATTAAAATTGAGTTATAATGGTGATAATTATATTACTCTTGCCACTCAAAGTGATGGGGATATTATAATTGATAGTAATAAAGTATCATATGATTTAGATTTTGTTGATGGAAATTTGATTACTATAGGAACAGGGTTAATAGGTGGAGAATCAGATACAATTCAGTTAACCATAAAAGGGAATGATTCACAAACTGATCATTTATTAAATTTAATCGATAGTACAAATGAAAATCTTGTATGGATAACTGCTGATGGTAAAATACACACCAATGCTGGTGTTAGAGCTTCTGGTAGTGATTGGGGTGATTCTTTATCATGTTGGGAAAGTGAAACTTTTATACCAGAACACACAATAACAAACGGTGGTGGTAATTATGATTATACTGGAAATCCATTAGGTGAAAATATATTTTATGATTATATAAATGCTCCATTTACACAAGAAGATGCAGATAATAAAAATTGGATAAATTTAAATTCTGGTGATTACAAAGGTTCAAAAATTAAAATTATACATTATATAGATTCAACATCTGTTGTTGTTCATCAACATGAGGGTTCTGGATGTTGGGATGAAGATTTAACAGATTTGAATTATAAAATATATCCAGCTCCTCAATTTATAATAAATGCATGTCATGATACTCATGTACATGTTGGAGAATATGGAAAATTTCATATAGAAAACAGTGGTGGATTATTTTTTGGAGATTCTCTTTTATGTATAGGATCACAAATGGGTTCGAATAATTCTGATACTATGCATATTCATCATAAATCTAATGGGTATAATAATAATGATGCCCTTCAAATATTTTATGATACTGGTGAAAGTGAAGATGATTATGAATCTCAAGTGATGCAAATATCTATAGATGAAACAGATTCAACGGCTGGTCATATTGATACTATTTTAATAGAAACAACAAATTTTTCAAATATGGAAAAACATGCAATTCATGTTGGGACAGGATTTGAAATGGCTTTATTGGTATCTGGAGCAGATCAAGAAGATCCAAATTATGGATATGAAGTTACTGTTGGTAGTGTTGTAGATAGAGTAAATAGTGCTGGAGCCGGTGATGATGCTTTTATAAATAATTCTGTTAATCATGAAATATTGGATAATGATAACGACTATATACTTATCGGTAGTGATAATATGTTTGAAGTTATAGAAGTAAATTTATTAACACCTTCTAGTAAAAATTGCCTGCTTGAATTTTATTATTCTAAAGCTGGTGGTAATTGGACTCTTTTTTCAGTTGATGATGGAACACAGGGTTTTACAAAATCTGGTTTGGTAAGTTTTACGGCTCCTATTGATTGGACTAAAGATGATGAAGCAGAAGCTGATGGTGATATTACAGATGCTTATTATATTAAAATAGTTAGAACATATAATTCTAATATTCCTACTTTACCAACAGAATTAGAATTTTTTACTTATTCGGAACTGAGTGGTGATACTGGTATGGAAATAAGTGGACAGGGTGTTATTAAAAATCCAGTTTTGACTGGTGCCCCTTCAACATTAAAAAATGGAATGATGTGGATGGAGGCCGATGGATTACATATATATTATAACAATACAGAACAGGTTGTAGCTGTTGTTTAATTTTATAAAGGATTTAGATTATGATTAATTATATAGTAAAAGAAGATCAGGATATTAAAGATTATAAAGAAGATGTTGAAATTGTTATTAAAAGAGAGTCAGAATTTTTAGAAAATTTCGGTGAGTTGGAAAAA